TTACCGTGTATGGTAAGAGAAAAAGAAAATAATCCTGATGCCCGCCAAAGCATACACATTATTTTTCTTTTCTCACAAACCACACGATATATGCTCTCACAGAATATAAAGTCCGTATGTTTTTGTTACAGGGTCTAACACCTTACGAGATATTATCTCGGCTTGATGTGTCATCTCATATTTATGTATATCTCTTACGAGTTGTTCCATTGTTTTCTTCTTACCTTCCACAGTATAAGGTATATGATATTTTTTCGCATAATGCGCATAGACCATCTGCTTGTTTGGTGCAGTGTCTTTTTGATATTCTTTTGCTCCTATAATCTCACTCTTCATTTGGTTCTTTGTTAAGTGTGCTAATCCATATGCTTCAGGATTTTCATAAAACACATCCCGTTTATCTTTCCTTAATGCTCTTAGTTTTTCATCAAACCAAGTTTCTTTCTGTTTTCTTTGTCGTTCTAAATCTTGATATGCTTCAAGTAAGGTTTTATTTTCACGTGGAGGTAATGATCCTTTCTCTAACATAGTTAGACCAGTTAGTTTAGGCATCTTCGTCATCTTCATCATTGAGGTTTTCTTCATATACATTAGCAATAGATTTTATTTGTATCTTCTTAATATTATAATTCACCTGAATTTTATTCATTAATTCATTATAATCTTCAACATCATCAATACCCACATTACGAGCGCTATTCTTTACAATCTTTCTAAAAGAATTACACATAACATAAGCGGTTCCAGTAGAATAGACTTTATCAAAGAATTTCATTGCATTACCATTACCAAGGTTATTATGTTTATTAGCGACATAATAGTTATACACTTCAAGTTCGCTTTCAGGTTTAATAACATACTTAACTTCATCCCAAGCATCTTCATCACCTTTTGCTTTGTGATGTAAAAGTTTTCGTTCAATGAATGGTTCATCTAAAGTCAATAGTTGAGCGCCATCATTTAAACCCTTAAATCTATATTTTGATTTCCAAGAACCATTTTTATAACCATACAACCAAGATTTTTTCTCAAGACAATAGAACACATATTCATCACCAATATAATCTTCAAGTTCATCTTCAAATGAGCCAAACACTTTACTATCACTTCGGTAAATCAAATGTCCTTTATATCTCTCATCATAAGCCTCAACTTCTTCCCAATGAGGAACAACAACATTTTCAGTCTCCACCCAATTCTTCCACTCTAAGAAATGTCTATATCTAAACTTAGATGCATCAGTATCAGTATAGAGAAGATTAGCCTTTCCAATCTTACTATAACTATTACGATACATATAACGCTTAGCATAATCATAGATCAACACACCAAGATAAATAGGTCGTTGTTGATTAATGAGTTCCTCCTCATTGAGTTCATAAGTTAAAAACACTTTTCCTCCTACCGCATTAATAAAATTAATCTTTGAGGCTTTTTCTTGGATTTTAAGATAGTCAGCACAATTATTAATATCTACAGTTTTCTCAGTATGAAGACCCTCAATAACTTTTCCACTAAGAGAGTTCATTAACAATTTAAGAGTTTCACGAAGAGCAGGATTGTAAGAATTTGCCTCACATTTCTTTTCTTTCTTACTTTCCAAATCTTGAAAGTTCTTCGCCTTCATCATCTCCAATAGAAAACCAAACATCTCACAAGACTTCATTTTGTTTTGGAAAACAAAACCTTCTTTCACTACTACATTACAACCATTCTCTCTTAATAAACCGATCATCACATTACTAATAAGATAATTCTCCAATACCCCATCATACGACCAGTCATTCTCAGTCTCACTTTTCTTAGCATAGATATTTGGTAGATTTTTATCTTTTAAACAACTTTGGTCAATATCACAATAATAGAACCCAATCTCATCATCACCCAAATAGTCATTAACCATCACAATTTCATCACCACAAGGATAATAACAATTATGAACTGCCATAACATAAGGATACAAAGAGCATACATCAGTTGAAGCCAAACGTTCTTCAACCTTTTGAACTCCATTAAACATTTCTACACGACCTGCAATTTTACTTTTTTGTAAGTCTTTATAGAATTGATAATCAAGCATAGGGAGTTCAAAGTTCTTTTCTTTTTTATTATCACAGAACACTTTATAGATAAGAGACCCAATAGTCTTATGCTGATATAACTCATTTGAATATTTTGAAGTTGATTGGATCTCACCAAGAGCGAGTTGATAGCGTCTATATAACACCGCAGTGGCTAAGACATCATACTCATTATATTCTCTTAGTTCTTCATTATTTGTAATGTAATTAATAAGTTGTTGATTATTATGAAGTGATTGAGCGTAATCGTGGTCAAATTCCTTTTTACTACAACAATTGATTTTGAAACTTTCACAATTCTTACGAAGTGTTCCTACAAGATGTTTTCTAATATCAAAAGTTGTATGACGACCAGCAACTCTAAAATTCAACAATTGACTTCCATTATAAAATATATCACTAACACTATACTCAGTCTCAGGATGAAGTTCTTTATATTTTAATAAACCTTCAAGAAGAAGGAAGTTGTCAAAGTTTGTATTATTGAAACCTATCATAACAAACATCTTGTTTAATTGATTTTCAAGAAACCAAGAAATGAATTGTTCATTACAATCATACCCCATAAATGTGATACAATTAGCAGTTCTAATTCTATTGACATCTTCTTGTCTTTTCATACCATCATAAATTTCTAAGTCGTTAAGTTGAGAAGGGGTGAGCATAAGAATTGATAAAGAATAAGGTTGCATACAAGATGAAGTATTGAAATCAATAACAGTCTCATAATCAAAGAATAAATAATAAAGAGGGGTGGGAGAAAGATTATTTGTCACCTTATTCATTCTCCCAGCAGTAAATACAACAACTCCATTTTTAATTACACTACTACTTGAAGTAAGCATTACATTCTCATCAAGATCCAAAGTCTTAGCATAATCGGCGTGTTGGCTTTCACTATCATATATGATAAAATGCTTAGAGTATTGATTACCATAAATATACACAACATTAATATCATCAAGAGTAATTCTACCTGCTTCATATTGACGATTTCTCTTTTTAGCCTTGTCAAAGATAGACAACATTGTTTTACCATTAGCATTAATAATTTCCAAAGGAGTTTTATTGATTGTAAAACCATTAGCGACAATAGCAATATCTTCACCACAATATTTAATTAACTCTATTAGTTTCTTCATATCACTAAGTTCAAATGGGGTGAAGCCATAATCATAACAATTAATACCACATTCTTTCAAACTTTCATAAACACATTCTCCTCTCTCACTTTCAATACCTTTCACTTTATAAAGCATTTTATCACTTTTTCCAAATGCATTTGGATTGATATTACTAACAGTAATAATAAAGTGATTATAATCTGGTTCATATTCATCACGACTGATTGGATCACTTCCAACTTCACCTTGTTTATTTGTTCCAGTAACAATCTGTTCCAACATATCAGCGAATTGTTCATAACTAAATAAATCTCCAGTGTCAATACTACGAGCAATTATCTTATTATCAAATTTAGACCTAAAAGGAATAACAACATAAGTCGCTCCACCAAGTGCTTCATATTCTTTACGAATAGCATTGTAATAGTCTTCAAGGTTATTTATACCTTCATATTCAAATGAAAACTTTTCAATTTTCTTTGATAGAAGACTATCTACAAGAACTTTTTTAATTTGTCTTGGAGGAACATTCACAACTGCATCCTTTTTAACAATAGGAAGTTTCTCTCTGTATTGTCGCATCAATTCAGTATAAACCGCCTCTCGGTATTTAGGAGAGCCTTCTTTCAATAAAGCCTTGGTCTCTTTTCCCTTAACAATCTTTCTGGGAGTAAAGTTAAGTCCTTGAGCCAATTGAGTATAATTGACTTGAGCGCCTTGAGCAGGGAGTTTAAGAAGAGAGATCGCTTTAGTCATATCGGTAGTTTTGGAAGTCGCCATTTTATAAAATAGGCGGAGAAAAAAATTTTCCCTAAAATAGAATATATAGAAAATACGATTTTTAAACCCTCTTTGAAAAACTTGAGACCATAAAATTTCAACAGAGCATATGAATACATAAAATTCATATTCTCAAATTATTTTAAACCAATATGTAGTGCAACATTTTAAAAGCAAAGCAAATATCCTAACGTTTTCTTGCAAACATAGGATGAACATAACCTGCAGGTTCATTACTCATATCCATCCAGAAAGGGTGAGTAGCCTTGAATTGTTTTAGTTGTTCATTAGTAAGAGGAGCATCTTCACCATACTCTTTCTTCTTCCATTCTTTGAACGCATTAAGTTTTGAGGCTCTATCTTCTTCAGGAGGCTTTTCCTCAGTTGGGGTGAATGGTGATTTCTTTTCTTCCTTTGGTTTTTTCTCTCTTGGCTTACGTTCTTTCTTAGGTTTAGTCTCACTAACAACAACATTCTCGCCAAATTCATCAGTAGGTTTAAATGCTTCTTTCGCTTTCTTCTCACTTACAACAGGAGGTGCTTTTGGTTTCTCTCTTTTCTTTTTATATGCTTTCGCATCAGTATAATATTCTAATCTGTCTTTCTTAGCATACTCATCAAGTTGTTTATCCAACACAACTTCTCCATTTTCATTTCGCTTATACACACCAACAGCAGATGGTAATTCTAATAATGGTTTCTTCCCAATTGCTACAGGCATACCATATTTCTCAGTTAGATCTTTTTGAATTTTCTTAAATGCTTCTTGCTTTGCATCTTTAGCCCAAGGACTATCCCAATCAAGTTTAGGTTTGACATAACCCTTAGCAGGTCTTCCACGTTTTGAAAATTCCTTCTTAAACATTGCTTCAACAAGTTTATTTGTTTCCTTCTCAATATCACTCCATTTAGCCACATTCCTTTTCTTTTGTCTGTATTTAGCATTAGCCAATCTCGCTTTTTCTAATCTATTCATATTCCATCCTTCTATATCATCATATTTAAGAGGAGCAGTTCCGTGAGTGTTCTTTCCAAATCTATCACTGGGTTCTCCTTGGATAAACTTATCTTGCTTAGCCATATTCTTATATAAGTCTCTCATATAAGCATTATACTCCTCTCTATTTTTTGGATTACTTCTATAAACTCTTTGAGCATTCTTTATTTGAGAAGAACGTCGTCTTTTCGCTTCTTCTGCTGTCATATCAGGAAATCGTTCTTTAAGTTTTTTACCCGATCCCAATCCACCCTCACCTTCAACTTCTTGAGCGTGATTTACAGCAAAATCATCCTTCTTCAAAACATATAAAGGTGAAAGACCATATTGTGAATTCATATTATTAACAGCGAAAGGATTAACAACATTCTTTTCTTTTAACTTTTGAACTTGAGAAGGAGTAAGAACATAATTCTCTCCCAAATTGTTGAATTCTTGGATATTCATTTATATTATATGAAAAGAAAAAAATATCCATATTTTATATAAATTATGCCAACCCAATCTGTTTTAGTTCCTACAAGCGTCCCAATAGAAGATGCAGTAGCGTGGGTAATCGCTCACAAATTCATAGTAAGAAAAATTGATATTACTAACAAGTTCTATAGGTTTAGACAATACACTCCTAAAAAGACAGAAAAGTATTATACTAAAGTTCTTCCAAATGGAGTTGAACTTATAGTGGCCGGAAAAACTCCTTAAGAAGTGTAAGGTTCTTATTCGGGTTTTCACTAAAGTGTCTTAAGAACATTTCAAAGTCTTCTAAATAAGTATCACCGTGCTGTTTATGTTCTAAAGCATAATCACAAGCAACACAATACCATCCACATTCACTCGTTCTTACACTTTGTATTTGTCTATCGTTGTATGGTATGGGTTTAAATGGTCTCAAAAACTCTTCCACTTCTTCACTCATATTCAAACCAAATGGGTCAAAATAAAGAGCATTAGCAACTGAAAGAGAATGACCATATCCACCATTACGATCATCATCGCTATAAATCTTAGCAAGAACCCAATGTGTTCCATCCCCATCCGTAGAAGATTGTTGATTAATATAATATGAACCAATAGTAATAGGAGCATCTTTTAAATGGTCTTTTTGATAAACTCCAACAAGAGGTAAATCCAACTTAGCACATAAGCGTTCTATATCAAAATTCGTAAGCATCTATGATATAGAATAAGAAAAAAATTATTATTCATCACTATCCAAATCAATTAATTCTAAATCAACATCAATTACTTCTTCTCCAATTTCCAAGGAAGTTCCCAACAGCATTAATCGTCTTCGTTCTTCAGCCATCGCATTATATTCAGCAAGCCATTCTTCATCTACATCTTCTGGTATATATGGTTCAAGAGTATCAGTGCAGGTCGTCATTTATATTATAAAAAGATAAAAAATTTTACAAAAAATTATTCAGGTGTAAGCCCTCCGTGAAATCCGTGATTATACCTCTCTTGATAAACGTGTTTCAAAACTTCTTTCAATCTTTTGATTGCTTCCTTACAACTTTCCTCACTACGAATATTAGCATCACTTTTAACTCCTCGCTTTAAATCACTCATAAGTTCATACAATCGTTTTAATTCAAGATTACACCCTCTAACAAATGTAGTGAGTTTAATCTTTTCTTCCTTATCGCTTTTTAAATACTCGCCACCAACTTCTTCCATTTTATATTATATAAAGAAATTATTTTTCAATAAAAAATAATGTCCAAGGACTAAATAAAATGGTTTCAACTTCTTATATCCCACACCCAGTATTTGGAGGTTTAACAAAATCCGCACGACAACCCTTGCAGATCATCCGTCCTCTGTAAATATCCATATTCGTTTTAACTAATCTTTCTTCACAATTATAACATCTAACCTTCTCGCTCATCTTTTCATATAATTGCCTGAATAGGAATTCATATACATTATCGGTTTTCTCCCCAGCCTTTTTCATATCATCAATATGAGACTTATTATGGGTTTTAAATCCTCGCATAAATTCACTTAATTCATCAAATTCATCTTTCATCACAAAGTAATTTCGCCATCCAGTTTTTGCCTTCAATTGCAGTTTGTCAATATCGTTAAGACCATTACCGAGCGGGGTGGTTTTCAAAGTCGCCATATATTATATACAAAGAAAAAAAATCCTTAAAAAACCCCTAAAGTTTTCGGGATTTTCCTGAGACTGACTTACCAAAACCTCAAAAGGTACAGTTTTATTTCTTACCATAAATGATCTCATTTCTAAAACCTTACCATATCAGTCTAAGGTCCATACAACCCTCGCCCACCATATCCAGACTGAGTTCCACCCATTTGAGTATAACGAGTAGGAATAAAAGGGTTCATAGCAGGAGAAGAGGTAGAGTGATAAGGAGACAAAGTCATTTCAGTAGAAGAAGGAGCGACATTAGGATTAACCTTAAAATCACTAACAGGTCTATTATCAGCCTCACCAGAAGGGAGAATAAGTCCATCATAATTCGCACTCAATGCCTGTTTGAAAGCCTTAGATTGATAAACACCTTTTCCAGTAACTTTTCTTGGTCTTCCTCGTCCTCGTTTCACCCCATCACCAACAACCTTATTAACAGCACCATATGCCAACTCTTGGTATTCAGCAGGAACTTTCTCAGCAATCATAGTATCCAACTCATCCTTAGCAAGAGTTTTCATATCGTGTTTCAAAGAAGACACAGCCTCGTGAGGAGAGAATGTAATTCCGTGTTTAGAAGGCTTAATACTATCCAACCCCTTTTCACCAGCACGTCCAATAGCCTCTCCAATCATAGCACCAGCAACAGGATTTCCAGTATAAGCACCAATAGCAGTTCCAATAGCAGTAGCACCGTGATGAATAGCCTTTTTACCTGCATCTTGAACTCCTTTAATAACCTTTCCCTTAGAAATTCCAACCTTGTGAAGCATCTTGAACAAACCAGAACCTTTCACCTTTTCTTTCTCTTCCTCAGTCATTCCCTTCATACTTCTAATCATCTTCATATACATCTTCTTAGCATCAGCAGGAGAAGGCATAGCACCTCCGTAAAGCCCGTGTCCAGAGAGTTTTCCAACTTCATTAGCCAACATATTTCCAGCAACAGCACCAGCAACACCTCCAGCGGGGCCAGCAAGAGCATCACCAATCAGCCCAGTAACAGAAGGAATTCCAGTATGAATAAGAGAAGAAGCAATTTCGTGTCCTAAAGCAGGAGTAAATGTTTTCTTGGCTTCGCTTCCAAGTTTCTTAAAAGCCTTAGTAAGACTAAAGCCTCGTCCGTGAGACATAGTAGCCTCCATCTCCATAGGAGACAATTCCAATCGCATACCTTTAGATCTTCGGTAAGCACCAAGCATTTTCTTAGCATTGTGAGGGTGGAGCATAACAACAGTATCACCTTTATCACTACCCATTTGTTCGTGAGGAATATTCACGCCGTGTCCTTTCATTAATCGCATTCGTTGAGGCTTTGTAAGCAAGAGTTGGTGAGGAACTAATTCCATTTTATAATATACCTAAAGATTTTATTTTTGTGTTGATTTACATTATAAAAATTTTATATACAATTTTCATAATATTTATTCTATTTTATCTAACAACTAAATGTTTTTCTTTTTTTTTTTTTTACTCAATACGAGCGCCAGTAGCAATATCAATAGTCATTTCCTTCTCAAATTCCACAAACACAAGAAGATTAACAATAAGAGAGGACAAGTTTTGACCAATGATTTGGACTGAACGTGAAACCCCAGCCTCAGCAGGTAGAATACGAGAGCAGTTTCCATAGTAGTATCTGTATCCAGCAGAAAACATCTGCTCACTAATCAAACCAGAAGTTAATCCAGTTGTCAAGTTTCCATTTAATTGGTTAGAAGACATAAGTTCCTGTCTAAATTGTTCAAAGTCATACAACTCATTGTTAAGGAAGAGATTAACACCACTGACAAGAACGTTGAAGTTAGAAAGAGGAATTGGGTCGGGAGTAGCAGGAGTAGAAGCAAAAGGAGACATAAGAGTAGAGTAAGCAAGTCCTCCATTATTAGTTGCACCTACATATGGGAAAACAGTTACTGACTTGATATTTGGTATGCCATTTGAAACTAAAAAGTTGAAATTATCTCCAACAGCGATGGAAGAAAATTGATATTGGAAAATATCACGATACACAACCTTCTTAGTAGGGGCAAGAGACAAATATCGTTGTTGAGCAAGAGGATTGAACTGATACACCGGAGCATAGAGACGAACAGCGGTAAGAGCAGTTTTTCCTCCGGCATAGGAACCTCCTCCACCAGAAGTATATGTGTGAGAGAAGTTATTTTTGTAAATAGAACAAGATAAAGTATAAGTATCAGCAGGAAGTTGGAAGCATCCACACCCAATTCTGTTAGAAGCAACCATTAAAGGATTAGTAAGACCTCCAACAACTTGAACAGAGTTAAGAGTAATTGTTCCAGGAGTAACAACACCAGTTGCGAGGGTTGGAGTATAAGCAGTAGTAGTAAATTGCATAATTGCTTGATTAGTGTTAATATAGAAACGAATAGTTGAACCCTTAAGTAAAGGACACTTTTCAAAATATTCATTCAAATCCTTAAGACGGAGTTTAGCATAAACTTGCCACACCAAAGAACCAGCAGTAGATTGCGCTCTGTCAAGACAACTTCTATAAATATTATTGAGAGATGTTTGAGAAATAACAGCCGATTGATTTAAGTCAGCACTTCCAGAAGGGTCATATCCTACCCACTCTTGTCGCATAGCCATACCTTTATTATATGATGCTTCTGCACCGAATACAGAAGTTGGATTAGCAAACCCACCCTCCTCTACCCCAACATAAGAAGTAGTAGAAGTCGCCAATGTTCCAAAATTAGTAACTGTCATCAAAGGAGCATCTCGGTTATTACAAATACCTTGTCCATCAGCAGAAGGAGTGGTTTTATAAGACCAAGAACCAGCAGTATCGGGGTGAAACCCAAGCGAAGAACCTTCATTCAAAAGATCATCTTGAGAAAAGGAGGTATTAGCCTTAAAAGATCTAAACACATTAGTAAGAGGAGTTTGTTGAATAATGTTTTGATTGTTGAATTCTACATTCATAGAGTTAATAAGATGCCAAAAACCAGACTTGAAAGCCCACACCCAATCAGCATATGAGGAGCCAACTGCTAATGCAGTATTTGCTTGATTGGCGGAAGTCAATTGAACCACCAAAGGCATAACAATATAACCTTCACTCCAGTTAATCCAGCCTCCAGCATTGGAAAGAGGTGTGCTGTCTAACACGATTTGCGAGGTATAGTTTTGAGAGTTGTTGTCATTCACATAGATCCATTTCTTAGAGATAAACTCACTTTGCTCAACAGAGGCATTCACGGCTTCTTCAAAAACAAGATTGTCCATTTTATAAAAAAGGTGGAGAAAAAAATTTCCTAAAATATCTATAATTTGTAAATTATTGAAAATATAGATATGACACGAAACGCTGTTTAATTTTGCTCCACTTTTGCTAAAAGTGGATTACATATTGAAAGAAATATATCTTTTTGGAACACCAGATTTAATTTTGATATTCTTCACTGCATTCTTCTCATTGACTTTTCCTAAACTTTGAAAAGGATGTCTTACATTTGTATCTTTGTAAAAATCTTCTTCTAAACCATACCCTTTTGTTGTTCCTGCTGTCATAAGAGGATGAACTCCTCCTTTACTTCGCATAACATTAAAACCTGCTCCACTAACTCCAGTTCGTTTAATAACTCTCATATATTGTATCTAAAGAAAATATTTTTAGTATCCACTTTTACTTTCTTCATATTTATTCTTAGTAATAAGAGTGATTAGAGTATTAGGGTCTTGAAACGAAATAGGTCTCCCAAGTTGGTCTCTAAATTCTATTGTAAATTGATTAAATACTCCATTTTCTATTTTATTCCAAGCCAACTCTGCATTAGGTTTGTATGATTGTAAAGCACCGAATGTAGCATCAGTTGGGGTAAAACTAAAAATCAATTGAGAAGGAATAACCGCTTTGTTATTCACTAAAGAACAATAAACCAAGAAAGAAGAGTAAGGTGTGATCTGTGGAGCAGTTGTTGAAAGAATGCTTTGAGCAGAAGTATAAGCCGGAGTTTGAACTTGCGCGGGAGGAACTCCACTAATAGCACCAGCAGGATATTGACCCGCACTAAATCCTATTAGATTTCCAAAATTATTAGCAGGAATTACTAAATAAGGGAGAATGGGATTAGTAGGGAGAACCCAAGTAGCACCAGCCGGTAAAGTCCAAGTATTAGCAGTAGCAATCGCTGTAGATATTAAATAAGAATTCAATTGAACAGCATACAAAGGTTGATTTACCACAAGTTCTAAAAGATATACATTGTTTCCTGTGCTGTCTTTCAAGTAATGTGAATTAGAAACCATTACAGATTGAAGGTAAGCATTTATGTCGGTAATTTGGAAAAAGCAATTAGGCATTGTAACTGTATGAGAGGTTCCATCTACCCAAATGTAACTATATGTTTTATTATTATAAGCAGTTGTAATATTGAAAGCACTAAAGTATTGAGAGATTTCTTGAACCGCTATAAGGTCGTCTTGAAAAACAAAACCTCCATTAGGAAAGTTGTAAGTGTATTGAGTGTTGTTACTACCAGCGACTACATTAGACGAGTTTAAAATCAAAGTCTTCATTTATATTCTATGAAAAGAAAAAAATCTCCTAAATTATTGATAATTCCATTAACATATCTAATCCTTCTCTTCTTGTGATTTTACCTCCATTAATAAACTTGACTGTAAGTGATTTGAGTTCGTTTATAACATCTTTACTATTGTTTCCACCAAGATAGTTTCCTCTTAGCAGATTGAAGCGATCTACTTCGTGCTTTTCATCATCATCTCCATTTCTTTTCAATTTGAATATTTCTAATAAACCTGCTCCTCTACAAACTTTTTCAAAATGTGCTTGTTCGTGGTGTGGAAGTTTGTCAAAGGCTCTTTGATTTGCTTTTCCATTGTCTAAAACATCATTAATGAAATCCTTGTAATCCTCGCTTACTGTAATAGGAGGGATTGATGGGATTGAACCGAGACTTGGGTATTTGATTTTGAGTTGGTTCTTGTGATGTAAATATGGGATGTTAATAACATACTTGCCAAAGACACGATAAGAAGGTTGTTCTTCTACTTCAACGCCTTTTCCAATGATTTTCTTGACTGGAATGCGTCTATGAACATATCCTTCACCAAGAACTTTTTCTATCTTAGTCTCTGCTGGTTTCTCCGCTTTAGCGTGTTTCTTAAGCATCTTGATTGTTTCCTCATCACTTGAACTCTCGCTGTCAGTTTCTTCTCGCTTAGATACTTTCTTAGCAACTTTCTTGAGAAACTTTTCATCTTCTTTAAAATGTTCTTTGAGTGCTTTTTGTGATTTTGTCATACCAAATCCAACTTGTAAATCCCTATTTGAATATAATGAATGTGTTTGAGGAACATAGTAAGGTGGGTTAGGATTATCTATTCTTCCTTGAATTATAGGAGTAATTAAATTCATTATCCCTTCTTTAATTTTTGAAGCAGTAGGAGCAGACTTTATTTTTGTTATTCCCGCCACTACATTATCAATTGTTCTTTTAGATATTGCTCTTCCATTGTTATCAATCAACTGAGTTATTTCACTTCCTGTTGCGAGAGATAATTTTTCCATAATGTCTTTTGCTAAAGCATATGTATTAACATATGTGCCAAATCTATCCTCATTTGTGATTTGATTTTTAACGTATTCTAAAGCATCTCTTAATTTTTTTTCTTTTCCTTGTATTAAATGTATGGCTTCTTCACTTCCTTCTGGTATGGGATTAATTTCCATTTCTTCTAAATCTGGTTCTGGAACACCACCTGTTTTTTCAATCAAATCTGTAATGACAAGTCTTAATTTCTTTAGATTGTTTCTTGTTAAAAAACTTAATCTTTTATGGAGTTGATCTATATGTGAGTTTAATCTCAATCCTTGTAAAAGCCCTCTATCATTATCACCTTGAACTGTTGTTCCATATTGAATAAACTCTTGATTTGAAGGGAGATGTAATTCTCGTGAAACTCTATTGAACGCTTTAATCATTTGTTGGCGTTCTCTTTGACTTCCAAGATCGTTAATTCTATTTTCTTCTACTGGAGGAAGTAATAATTTCGCTAATTCTTCTAATACTGTCATAAGTTCCCCATATTTATCTTGAGTTTTTCCACTAACATCTTCAATTCTATCTGCTAATCCATCCATAATTGTATATAGTCTTTCAACTGATGCTTTTTGTGGGATGATTTGAGATAGTGAGGTAATTCCTGATAAGTCGGGAGTAGTTTCTTTTCCAAATGCAAATCCGTGAGATACTGCCATATCTTCAAAGTATTCTATTAAATAGTTGTTAAGAAACTCTGGTGTTATAAGTTTAGGATTGAAATGTTTTCTCACTTCTATATCGTGTTTAATTGCTGGTATTCCTACCACAAGTTGTCTTTTCTCTTCCTCTCCTGTTAGATTAGTAAGAACTTGAGATGCTTCGCTATATGAGAAGTTAAATGCTTCCATCAATCCATCTATAATCCTTTTATCAAGTTCAATTTCATCTTTTAATATATCACTAACTGATTTGTATTGAGGTGGGACTGGAGGAGGAGCATTTTTATCAAGAGCCTTACCTATTCGTTCATCTAAAATAGAAGCATTGCTTATCTCTACCTTGAGTAGTTCGTCTGCTAATTGTCTTTTTGCGATTTCGTCTGCTGAGGATTTAAAGTTGCGAATGAGCATTATATTTAATGATGAGAAAAAAAAATATAATGAATGTTTGATACATATTTCATCCTTTGGATATTCTTTTTATAAAGAATTAATAAGAAATCTCGTATATTTCGTTAAAATTTTTCCTAAACCTATTCTCTGGAGGAGCATCCATATCAATCATAAGAAAGTCTTGCTTGTTAGATGTAGCAGACCTATACATATCTGCTAATTGTTCTTTTTCTACTCCCAAACTATATTCCCCCATAATACGATATAAATCTTTGAGAGAAGAAAGTTGCTTTATAATCAAGTAGTTAAGGTTCTGTCTAATTATTCTCGGCACTCTGTAATAACTTTGACTAATGTAGATGAGAGAGCAGTTGAGTTTTCTCGCTCTAATGAAGTATTGTTCTAAAGCCGATTGGTTCTTTTCTAAAACTAAGTCATCCATTACTATTAAAGTCTGTTCGTCTTTATCCAAACTATCAAGATCTGGTGCATTGTCAATTCCTTCTAAAATAGAAAGCCCTTGCTCACCCATTTTGTCTTCTATGAAATTGTATAAAGGTTCGTCTTTGTTTTTTGTGATGATTATGATGTTCTGGAAAGTTGAACCCATATTGTATATGATATTAAGAAGAGTTTGAGTTTTACCTGCACCGGAGTTTCCACATATAAGCATCCTAAAAGGTAGTTTAATTCCGTGTTTGTTAAAGTTAGGATTATGTTGCTTTAGTAAATATTTTTTAGGCATCTCTTTATACCAATCTTTAAGTTCTGCTTGTGATCCACTTGGAGCAGTATCGTGTGACTTTTCTGGTTGCTTCTTCTTTGGAGGCATCTATATCTTATATTTAGAAAATAAAAAAATTTCATTGAAAAAAATAATTTTCTTTCTAATATGTATAAATGGCGACATATCCACCACCAAACTATACTGAGCCTTTGCCTGTGTTTAATCCTATTAATTGGGAGCCTCAAGTAACCGCTAATACAACTATTGATATAAACTATGCGAATGCTAATTATTTAAAGTATCCTGTTGCTCAAGGCACGGAAACAACTCAAAATATTATTGTGAATGGAACTGCTCAATTTGATAGTAATGTTACTGTTGGGAGTTCTACCACTACAAATCTTACTCCAACTATTGCTACAAACAAATCTCAAATAAATCTTGGAACTGCTGGAAATGGAAGTGTTGATGTAGAATGTTCTTTGAATGTTGGGGGTTATGGTGCGATTAATATGACATCAAGTAATATCAATTTAAACTCTGGTGCGAGACTTAATCAAGGAGTTTTAACAACAACTACTAATGTATTGGCTTCAAGTGAAGTTTTAAGTTCATATGGAGCATCCACTACTTCAACATTATATGTTCAAGATAGTTCTGGAGCGCAGGGGATTAACTTCATACCTAATGCGAGTGGGGGAGCGTATAACCCTATTGTTTCTGGAAATGATTGTGAGATATTCGCAAAAGGTTCGGCGTCTAATACCAAAAATCTTACGCTTACTGCTTGGGGATCGCAAAACAGCGGTGTTCGCATTACTCCTACAAATACTTTAATCGGTTATGGAGGATTTACTCCTTCTGCTCCAACTACTGCTACTTTGTATGATGGAACAAATATAACAATAACCTCACCTAATCCTCCTCTCAGCACTGCTACTCAACCAGCAACCAGCGACAACAGCAATAAAATGCCGACAACAAGTTGGGTTCAGTCTTTGTTCGCAACTTTACCTTCTCCTGTTAATACCATACCATATTTTAAATTTTCTCAACTTACTACTGTTAATAGTAGTCGTCAAGGAACTCCTTTTGGATTTTCTTTTAATGGAGCAAGTGGATGGACTGCTCTTGATTTTTTTACAGTTCGTTTAACTGTTACTTGTATTACTTCTTCTTCTAATTATAATTTAACTTGTATAATGGATATTTATCCAGCGTTATGTCCTGCTAATACTGCGTATGGTTCAACCAGTAATAACGCTACTGGCGTTGTTTCGGTAAATCCTTTTGCTCAAATGAATGGGAATATATGGAGTGGGTCTCAGTATTATAGTTCTTATGTTGTTCCTATTGATGCAACTTATAATCCTTTAGGGCGTTGGTATAATCCTACTTCATTTCAATTAACTAATAATCTTGGAATAGCAGTTCAACCTAATTGTCTTCCTATTTATCCTTATATCACTAATGCTACTCAAAAGACAAACTTTGGATTTCAATTGTGGTCTTTATCTACTGTTACTTTTCCTAATCAGTTTGTTGTAATGTGCGAACTTCTCGGTAATACTACATCTCAACCTGTATCATCTTATGGAGTAAATCAATTTACAAATTATTATGCTTCATTTTAATTATTTTTTTCTTTTTATATAATATAAATGTCTTTAAGCAACTTTGGCAACATTAACCCAGTCTTCCAATCAAACGATGGAACTAAGACTTTGACTATAGATCGTAATGCAAATACTCTTACAATTACAAATTCTTCTATTCCAAAAACTATTACCATTAATAGTGAGGAATTTTCTAACGGAACACAGACACTCACATTCGTCAAGATGTATGAGAAAGTTAATGGATGTGATGCTGTTGTATATCCTCCTACTGCTTCAAATATTCTTACGATTAATGATACTCTTGTAGCGGATAATGGAACTGGGAGCATTACAACATTAGACCCTTCTACTATTACGCTAAATGGGAGTGGGATAGGTGGACCGACGAATACGATTACGCAAGGAGATATGACTATTCAAGATAATACCGCTACTAATACTGGACAAATAACCGCTGACTACGCACAATTTTCAGCACCATCTTATACCACTATTTTAAACGCTTCCAGTTTGGATGTAAGTGATGTAGCGAATTCTTATACTTCTAATGTATCTGCTGGTGTAATTACTCTTACTGATGGGAATGGAGGTTCGCCTTTACAATTAGAGTTGGATACAGACCACACACTTTTTCCTGACCCTCAAATTAGGTTTCAAGATAGTAATGGATTAAATAGTTATTTACGATTTAAAGAATTGAATGCTGACGGACACTTTTGTTATAATTTCACAAATAATGAGAAATTCTTTAAACAAAACAATCCATTTTCATTTAGACAAGTAGAATTAGTGAATGGAGATTATATTGAAAAGGATTACCCTTTTGTAATGATACAAAATGGGGGCGGAGCAACTTTGAAACTAAGAGACCCACCAAATTATTTAGACGATAACGGTAATGCTGGTTGGAGTTGTATTGTAAGCAATTACGACGGGACTAATTTATCTATTGATATAGCGTCTGCTTCGTCTTGGTACGCTCATTCAAACGGAGGTGGATTACCAAACCCTATTGATATTAAAAAATGGGTAACTTGTCGTATAACACTTGTTTATAGTAGTATTGATAGTCAATAT